GCACTCATTGGCCCTGTTGTAGACCTTGCCAAAGGATTTATCAAAGGCAGGATAGACGAGGCCAAGATTAAACAAGAGGTCAAGTTAGAACGCCTCAAGAATGATGCAGACTGGGAAGCACGTATGGCTGACGCATCTGCTCATAGTTGGAAGGATGAGTGGTTTACGATCTTGTTGTCATTGCCTATTGTCTTTGTAGGATACGGTGTAGCGGTAGATGATATGGATGTGATTGAGCGTGTGCATCGTGCATTTGAAGTATTAGCAGGACTACCAGAATGGTTTCAGTTCTTGTTATACACAGCAGTACTAGCGTCCTTTGGAATCAAAGGTGTTGATAAAGTCATGGGGAAGAAGTAATGCCAAAAGTCGGAAGCAAACATTATTCATACACAGCCAAAGGTATGGCTAAAGCAAAAGCAGAAGCTAAGAAAACTGGAAAGAAAGTCAAGTACGGTAAGAAGAAGAAATGATTCGTAAAAGCTACGGCAAAGTTTTAACAGGCACATCACAAACACTTTACACAGTCCCTGCCGGTAAAAGTGCTCAATGGGTGTTGATGTACATTACCAACACTAGTGGCTCTAACGGCAATGTAGAAGTAGACTATTACAACGCAGAGCAAGACAGCACGTTTTCTATACTAGAAGGCTACACAATCACCTCTAAAGCGTTCTTCCAAATTGGTGGAGAGGTTAATGCTTTCATTATGATGCGTGAAGGTGACAGTATCTCTGCATTTGCTACACAACAGATGACGATGCTTATATCGTTAATTGAAGAAAACAACATTATCCAAGGGGGCTAAAGTGCCTAAGTCTAAAGATCCTAAGCTAGCCAGAGCAGGTGTTAGTGCTTACAACAAACCTAAGCGTACTCCGGGTGGCTCTAAGAAGTTTGTTGTTGTTGCTAAAGAAGGTGACAAGACTAAAACGATACGCTTTGGTGACCCCAACATGACAATTAAAAAAGACCAACCTGCACGGCGTAAGAGCTTTCGTGCTCGTCACAAGTGTGACACAAGTCCTCCTAGTAAATTAACAGCCCGTTATTGGTCTTGTAAGAAGTGGTGAAGTAATGGCAATATCTCAAGAAGACATCTTAGCACGTATACAGCAGATTCAATCAGCAGGTGGTGGTGATACTGCCGCTACTCGTGCTCAGATTGCTCAAGAAGCACAGCAGTTTGGTGTGACACCTGAGCAGATTGGGCGAGCTACTAACCTATCAGGAAGTCAAGTGCGTACTTTGGCTGAGGAGGCAGGACAAGCGTTTGCTCCTATGCAGATGACAGGCGGTATGTTAGGTGTCAACACTATTGACTTAACCACTCCAGTAACACCTGTGACAACACAAACTGGTATGTTGGAAGGTGTGACAGTAGATGTCCCAGTTCGTGCTATTGATGTTGCTAGAGATTTAAAATCAGGAAAAATTAGCGCAGGTGATGCTCAGACATCACTTCAAGAAATTGTAGGCGGCGAGGTTGATCCTTATAAAAGTGTAGTTGCGGATATATGGCAACAGACAACAGGTGGAATCTTAGGTCAAAATGTTGTAAATCAATATGCTGATCTCTTTAAACAAGATGTAGAAGCGGGAATGTCACCTGAAGATACAGCACGTAAATACATTGGCATTGCACAACAGACACCTGAATACGAAGCTAAAGTTTTACAAGACTACAACACAGCCCTGACAGAAAAAGTTCAAGCAAAAGACCCAATTGCTTTAGGCACACTTTTGTACAATATGTACTCTTCAGGTACACGGGTTAGACCTCAAGAACTTGAATCAATATTTGGCCCCGGTGAAGAAGGATATTCGCTTGCACAAACAGCGGGTAATATTGCACAGGGATTAGCTACTGCTGACCAATTAGTGACTGAAGGTAATACAAAAGAAGCAAACAATTTATTAAAACGGATTGGGGATGACCCTCAAGGATATGCTCAGTCTGTCGGAGGTGATCCTGCTAAACTAATTCGTCAAAATGTTCTTACTGAAGATACTTTTTATGGTCGCTCAAGTGGAGGCGGCGGAGGTTTCTTAAAAGGAGCCGTCAATTGGGTTGTTGATGATGCATTAGGGTTGGATGACTCAGGTGGTTTAATTGGCTCTGTAGAGCGAATGATTGAAGACGGCAACCCTATTGAAACACTTGACCGTTGGAAAAACAAAGGCCCGGCTTATGTTGCGGCGGCCACTGCGGGTTTTGTTCTTAGTGGCGGTAATCCTGCCGGAGCAACAGCGGCTTTGTCTGTTTTAGGAGCCAACAATACATTAGACAGTGGTGAAAGCTTATCTACTGCTCAAATTATTGGTTTAGCTTTAAATGGAGCTAACATCTTAGAGTTAGGGAACGCTATGTTTACTGCCGCAGGTGGCGGTGAACTAGGGGCAGGATTCTTCACTGAGCAATCCATAATGAATGCTTCACAGAACTTTGGTTTAGAAAATCTAGATTTAGGTTCACTAGGCACAGGAGCACAAGCTGTTTCGGAAGCAGGTGAAGTTGTACAACAAGTAAACAATATTATTACTGAACCTGTTGCCGCTATTGCTGATGGTATTATTAACAAACTAGGCGGTGCGAGTGCTTTAGTTGATAAATTAGGAATCACGTCTCAAGGTGTTTTTGTAGAAGGAATATCTAAGGGTGTTGCATCAGCGGCTATTGCAGAAGCAACAAACAAAAATCCAATCACTGCTTTTCTTGGCGAAATAAAAGGACTAGAGACACTTTTACCAAACCTTCCCGGTAGTAGTCGCTTTAAAGAATACTACCAACAAGCATCTGATTATGTTGCTTCATTTGAAGACTACTTACGTGACCAAGGGTTTGATCCCGGTGCTATATCAGAACAAGTAGCAATGGTTGAAGATTGGTCAAAGAAATACGTCTATGACCCCAATGAACTCATGTCAACTATTTCTTCAGTTGAGGATATAATAACAGAAAACATTGACCCTGCTCCCATAGAAGATGCTGTACGTGCCGCAGGAGATACAATTGCAGATGCGTTTGAACCTGTTAAAGATGCATTAGTAGAAACTGGTGATGATATTGCAGACCTTGGTGGTGCAATTGCTGATGCTGTTCCAGATTTACCAGACATTAGCGGAGGTGCTCCTGTAGTCACTATGGCGGAATTAGAAGGCCCCACATTTGCGGCTAAAAGAGGCCGTCAGGGTGGACTAGCTGTAGACACAGAGTTTTTGTATGAAGAACCATCATTAGCTTTAGCAATCCTTGAGGGGCGTGTTGGATAAACAGCTTGACATTTAACAAAAAATGTGATATACTGAGATAGATATGACCTACTTAGAACTTGTAAATAAAACACTACTACGGCTCCGTGAGGAAGAAGTAGCTTCTGTGAATGACACAGACTATTCTAAGCTCATTGGTATCTTTGTTAATGACGCTATCCGGTATATTGAGTCTTCTTGGGACTGGTCTGTATTACGTACTACGTTTCCAATTACAACAATAGCAGGAACCAATCTGTATTCATTAACAGACTTTGGTGTTCGTTCAGAAGTGCTATACGTACATGACGAAACAAACAACCGTGTCGTTCCTCAAGAGTCCCTTCAGCGTATCCGTGAGTTGTCTTTAGGAACCGACAATGCTCAAGGCACTATTCAGTATTATGCATTGGAAGGTGTTGATGCTAACGGTGACGTACAAATTCGTTTCTACCAAACACCTAACGCAGTGACATCAATCAATGTTTATGGTGTCAAGCGTGATAACGTCCTTGTCAACGATACAGACACAACCAGTCTACCTGATGCAATCATCGCACAGTTTGCTTTTGCTTATGCACTGCGTGAGCGTGGTGAAACTGGAGGACAATCAGCAGGAGAACAGGTAGCACTAGCACAGGCAGACCTTACCAATGCAGTGGCACTAGAAGCCAATCTGCGTCCTGAAGAAGTCAACTGGAATGTAACCTAATGGCTAAACAACTTCAAAGTATTGCCATCCAAGCACCGGGCTTCTTTGGGTTAAA